CAATTCTAGGCGTTATTCAGAAGTATGATGCTTCAGCAGATGCAGCAGTGGCCCTTAGTGGCAATGTTGACCTTGAAGCCCTTACCGCTCACGAAGGAACGGCAGTTACGTTTTTGTCAACGTTGACTGAGGCCCAGAAGACAATGGATTCCGGGGACACAATCCGGTTTGCCGTAACAGCATCAAGCACTTTAGGAACTGCTGCTGTTGATTTGACCGTCAATGTCGAGTTGTTGGTGCTCGAATAATGACAGTTATTCTTAACGAAAGGGGAACGCCACAGCCTCCTACCGATAGCGTAATGAGACTGAAGGGCATCCACCCAGATTTAGGTTTGAAGTATATCCACGGCGTTGACTCCCACTGGGGTATCATAATGGAGTGGGGAACTAAGGATCGAAGATGGGAGTTTGTTAAGAACGGATCAGCGGACCCGGACAGTGCCTTCGATATTATTGGTTACTTGCCAACCGACTGCTCGTTAGATGAAGCTCCGGCTCACATTGAACGAGTATTTAGGCAGTTTCCAAGAGAAGATGTTCAGGGTCTTGTTGATCGGGTAGCACAATGGAACGCCGCTCCTGCTCAAAAAGCAGCAGAAGAAGCGTTTGCGGAAATACTTGACTCTTCTAACCCGGATAAGGTTGGCGGTGTCGAGATTGCTGTTGAGGTTACAGAAACACTTGCGCCTAGCAAAAAGGCAAAAAAGCCTCGCAAGAAAGCAGCATCAAAAAAGAAAACAGCACGTAAATCGAAGTATCTGGACTAGGATAAGGCATGGCAACTATTACAAAAGCGGATCTTATCGAACAGACCCGTGAGTACATGGATGCTGTGTCATCAAACCGTTGGAGCGACTCGTTAATTAGCGTGGTTCTGGGTAGCGTGTTTGACGCAGAATGGTCAAACATTCTTAACGCCGCGCCTTTTTACAAGTTTGCAAAGCGTGAGGTTACTACCGCATCCGATGGCACAATAGCCTTGTCTGATTTAACGACAGGTTCGGGTGGAGATGCTGCCCAAAACTTCTATCGCGTCTTATCAGTTAGCGATGGCAACGTGCTGTACGAAGAAACAAATTTTGCAGATGTCCCACTTGCAACAACGACTAACTATCTCCCATCATATCCAAGATTATTTTACATAGCAGGGGATAACATTCAGGTTCTGCCAGCGGACACTGCTGCTGATTTGTTCATATATGTGAACTGGAAACCGACTACAATCAACGATTTGTCTAGCGACTTATCGACGTTCGATTTTCCAGACAACGCGCATTTAATCATTGTATGGGAAGCTGCCGCTCAGTTGTTGTTAAAGGGTGGCGCAGAAACAAGTGCAGCCGGTGATCTCAGGGCGTTAGCGCAGTTAGAGCGCGTGTCTTTGTTAGATGACATCCGCAGGCGCACAATTAACCCAACGAGGATGGCCTACCCTGACCTCAAGTACGAGTGGGCGGGTGGATAATGGCGAGAGAAAAAGTTGCAGATATGCAGCCCAGTATGGAGGGCGGCGTTAACGAAACCTCAACAGAGGTAATGCTGCAACAAAACCAACTTCGTCGGACAATCAATTCGCGTTTAACGGAGTTTGGTGCCATAACCAAACGGGGCGGCACGAAAAGAACAGCCGCCACGCTGTCTAGTGGTAACGAAATCCAAAATGGATTTACGTGGCGAAAAGACAGCGGGTCTAACGAGATCATGGTTGTCGTCAACGGGGGCCTAAAGACTAGTAGCTATGGGTCTTACCCTTGGACTTGGGCAACCCGCAGCGGAACCCTGTCTACTACCGAAGTTCCATCGTTTGCACAGTTTCGCGATGCAGGCGGTAACGATGTTGTGTATATCGCTGACGGCGGTTTGCTAAACAAATGGAACGGATCAGCATTAACAACAAACATTGCAAGCACACCAAACCCAAAGGTTGTTACGGTTCACAATCAAAGGCTCTGGTCGTGCGGCAATAGTTCGTTTCCTGACAGCATCTTTTATTCATCGCTAAACAATGGCGACACGCTAGGCATCTCTGCCTCTGGCGGTGGTCAAATTGTTGTTCGGACATTTGGCGATGAGGAAGTAGTGGGACTCGTCAGCATCAATACATCGTTGTTAATCTTCCACGATCAGGGAATATCCCGGCTAACGGGTTTTGGGCAAGATGATGTAACGGTTGCACCTACTGGTGTAACGGCTGACGTTGGTA